CTCTCGTACTGTTCGGGAGAGATATCGAAGTCATAGGCCGAGATTCCTATTTCCTCAAGTGATGCGTTGATAAACTGCCGTTTTGTGTAGCTCACAATAATCCTTCGATTTTCTCAGCCAGTTTTTTATCAGTTGTCCTGCCGTCGAACTTGATATTCAGTTCATTAGCTTTTTGCTCAAGCTCTGCCCTTGTTGGGGGTGAATCACTAATAGGCACTTCGATTTTAACGGCTTGCTTTTTGATTTTCTTTTTTGAGAGCTTCTTCTTGCGCCATTCAGCTATCTTTTTGTGAGAATACGCACTCTCACCCGCAGCGGCTGTGGCTAGTTCAATCGTCGCAAACCATCCGGCTTCGATAGCTTGGTCATATTCGGTAATGTCATTCGCAGTCTGACAACTCCACGATAACCCATTGGTCATGACGTAAGAGCCTGGGCAGCGGTAAACGTGAGTAGGGAAAATCATAGGTAAAAAGGAAGGGCCGAAGCCCCTCCTAATTCACTTTACTGATTGAACAGTAACACGCCGGACATCTCTGGCTGCTTGTTCACCACACCGAACAATGTATCCAAGCGGTACTTGGTGGTCATTGTGTCGATGTCGTAGAACTTTTGCATTACCAGCTCGATGCCTTGATCGGTAGCTGCACGCATCACCGCCACACCAGCGTCACCGGGTACGGCATAACGTCCTGGCAGGATCTCGATTGCATCCTTTTGCCAGAATGGGTTAATGCTCGTTGCGTTGTTGTTCAAGAACACGATTGCAGCGGTAGCGGATGTGCTTGCCACGTTGATGTTCTTGTATGCCAGTTCAGCATCCGTTGGGGCAGAGTTAGCGCCAATCATCGGGGGGCTGATCGTCATTGTGGTGCCAGAGTCAACCGAGATAACTCGGAAGGTCTTAAGCTGGCCAGTAGACGACTTGGTGATGTGGTGCACTGCCTCGATACCAGCAACGGTAAACGCATCGCCAGCAACGATACCAGCGGTAGCCGATACGGTAACCTGTTGGAAGCGGTTGTCAACGTTCAGCTTTCCTGCTACCGAGTTAGTAGTGGCAGCGGGAACGAATCGAACTTGCGCACCGTTGGTAGCGATAGTTGCAGAGCCTGCCTTAGCTGCGATGCGCTGTGCGTAGTCAAGTTTGTAGGTCTCAAAACCTGCAACCATGCCAACGTAGGAGCGCTCATAGGCCTTGTCAGACTTAGCATTACCGAACGAACGTGTAGACGCTGCCAAATTGCCTGCCAAACCGTTGTAATCACGGCTAGACAATGCCAGATAGCGGTCATAGTTCGGAATGCCCTGCTCGTTCATGATGGTGTCGCACAAAGCTACATCGTCATAGTCACCAGCAGCGCCAGCGGTTGCGACAACCAAAGTGCCTTGAGTTGCGGCCACGTTCATAACTGCCACGTTAATATCGCTTGCCAGTTTTTGCTTGGCAGCGTCACCCAAACGGCCTTCTTGCAACGCATCGCGCAACTCTTTAGCGTTCAACTTCCATGCGGATGTTTTGCTAAATCCGAGCGTGGCGGGTACGCTCAATTGAACCATGTCGTCGTAGTTGGACGAGATAGAAGTGCCTACAGTGCTGTCAAAAGACTGGGCAATGTAAGGCTGTGGTCGCCAGATAGTGTCACGCGCACGCTCCATTGTCTGAGAGTCGGTGTTAAATGTTGCTACTGCTTTGGACAGCACCAGTGCGTCTTGGAAGCCTTCTAGGAGGGTTTCAAAAGCTACGCGCTCTTCTTTGCTAAATGCGTTAGGCATATCAATTCCTTAAAAATTATGTTGCTTGCTTTTGCCGTTTGTAGGCGATCACTTTGGTGTAATTGCCTGACTTTTCGGCATCAGCCCGTAGTCGTTCAAGTGTGGAATCCACTGATCCAGAGATTCGAGAATTACCATTCACGGGTTTCTCAGGAGGTGGGGCTGCTTTGTTTCGGTTCGTTACCTTCAATTGAGTCTCCAGTTTCGCTACCGCAAAAGCAAACTTCACGGGGTCTTTGATAGATTGCAGTTCCTGCGCACGTTTTGGGTTTTTGCCCAATGCGTACACAAGCAGCGCGGGGTTCTCTGCTCCTTGCAAAATCACGCCTTGTTGGGTTACATCAAACGCATCTTGCACGTATGCTTCAGCGTCTTCGTAATCTTTAACTTTTAGCTCTGCTTTCGCTTTGCCGTAGTTATCCAACTTAGCTTGCCATTCTTGTTGCTGTGCTTTCGCCGCAGCTTCAATCTTGACGTTTTCCTCATCGTGTGAACGTTTCCGCTCATACCATGCCTCTAACGCTTGCTCGAACTTTTCAGTTTCGTAATCGTGTTCCTCAAGGGTGGGCTTCTTTCCTAGCGCTGGCTTTTTCTCAGCGGGTGGGGTCGATAGCTTTGCTTCCAGTTCACGGTTCTTTTTCTGAAGTTCCCTATGCTGCTTTCTCAATTCGCGCACCCATTCAGGTGCCCGGGCCTGCTCATCTTCGGGAGGCGGAGTTTCCTCACCAATCGAAACCACCACATCGTCGTCAACCGTCTCTACCGCTTCAACTTCCGTTGGTTCGGTTTCAACTTCGATAACTTCCTGCGGCTCTGTTTCTGTTTCTTCCATTGATCAAGTCCCCATCTAACTCACCACTTTAAACGGCTGGGTGGTTGCCGTGATGACGCATCTCGCGTCAAAATCTTCCATCAGCATAAGCAAGTCAATTGCGTCCTGCTCATCCTGTATAAATTCCTGTAGCGTTAGTGCCGCTTGTCTTAAGTCTGCACTATATGACGAATCATTATATAGACGTGATTGTAATAGAGCAAATTCAATCTGTAATGCTTCAAACTGTTCGCGCTCATGCGTGTAGTCGTCTATTTGTTCGACGATAGCCTGGATGGTTTCGTCTGTGCTTTCCTCGAATACTTGCTTGGCTTTTATGACCTCGTGCGATAGCTCAAACTGTGCACGCTCGTTAGCCCATCCGCGCTTTTTCTTACCACTCCCGCCGCCTTTAACGACGATCTGAGTAGCGCCCCAAGAGTTACCCCAAGCATTGCCAAACGATAGTCCCCAAGCCGATGCCATCTAAGGACCCCATGGATCTGATTCTGAGCCGCTGCCTGATATAGCCTGGCCCTTGACTTGCGTCATGTTGACACTCGGAGGCGTATCATTCATTGCAGCCAATACTGCGAGCGCGATCTCTGAGGCTGTTGGGCCAGTGCTGCCGGATGTGCTGATACCCTGCGCCTGCACGGGGACGACGCTTTTCACCAACACTTGATAAACCCCAAGAGTCGGCACGACTGGATCGCCGCCGCCGTCAACAAACAAGTTGCCGTCGATTACCAGCGTTTGATTCGCTTCAATCGGGCGCACTCGCCAGCCATTCTGCAAAAAGTAGTATGGTGGAATTGACAGCCCACCGCCCAAGTCGTCGCCTCCAGCGGTACGAAACGCCGGAAGATACTTCGCATTGTCAGACACGGCCATCCAATCCACCCAAGCGACATAGAGCGCCTTTGCAGTAACGCTCGTGCCGTCTAGTATGAATCGCTTGGCGGATGGATCGATGGTGATTGCCATGGCTTAGGCATACACGCGGTCTTGCTCTGCAACCAGAGATAAGCTGATTGACTTGCTCTGCGTGATCGTGCCAGTTGCCACAGCGAACTTTCCAGTGCCTGGTCGAATGCCGATCAGCGTTACAGGGCGCGGGGTAGAACCTGCATAGCCGCCTTGGGTGTTGCCGTTCCAATCGAAGTCAAACGCAATAGATGCAGCGCTTATGGTTCCTGTGATGGGTGTGCCGGCTGCGTTGTTGACTGTGATGGCGCCAGCCTCGCCGTAGTCATTGCCCGCACCTGTTGGAGATGTGTACATCAGGCGGTAGCTGGAACCCGCGCCAACAAGCACGCCATTGAAGTTAAGCGTACCCGCGGATGTGTAGTTGTTGACGCGCAAAGTGTTAGTGTCGTCGTAGAACTCTACCCGGTTGCTGTCCGCTGGGAGTACGTCGTCGATGTAGACGGACTGGGAAGTGACTAAGGTGTCGCCCACGAACTTGAGTAGTTCATCCTGAATTTTCCCGAGTTTAGTGCCTGCTGTGCCGCCCGTGTTGATGTCAGTTCCTTGGCGCAGCATGTACTGCACCTTGGCGTAAATCTGCTCAAGCGTACCACCGTTACCTTCAATGATGATCTTGAAGTCGCGCGACACGCCGGCAATGGTGCGGGTTTGGTTTGCTGTGTAGTAGGCAACCGTGATGCCAGAGTACGGAGCGCCAGCCATAGCTGCATCGCCAGTGGCTTGCACAGCACCCAGTAGGCCTGTGATCTTCAAGTCATCCTCATTGGATACCAAGAAGTTGACCTTATTCGCTCCTGTGCCTGTTGCACCAGTATCAGCCAGCACAGAAGATTTGAACTTCTTTCCGTACTCACGGACATATGCCTTTGCATAAGTGCGTTTGTCAAAGTTGCCATGCGTTGCATCGCCAAACACGCGCACACCCACGTTGAACTGGTCAGTGAATGGGAAATTCACCGCTGCGTCTGTTGGTGCAAGGTGATAGTAAGGCTGCACCGTAGTAGCCGGCGTAATGGAACCCAAGCCAATGAAGCCTGCGTACTGTTGAAGGAGTACGCCAGCCGCAGAGTATTCGGACCAGCCGCCATCACGCAGCATGTTACGGGTTGCATCGCTGTCAGTATCGGAGAATTTCCACCCTGAGTATGTGGAGCCGTCTGTGCCAATCTGAAACTGACCAGACAACGCATCAATTGCATATGCCGGAAAAGGGCTGTCTTGATAGGTTGATGTTGCCCAAAGGTCTACCAGCTTGGAATACAAAGCCTGCCACGTCACGCCATCCTTAGCAACCAGCGCACCCCCAGCGTTTAGAGTGATGATTCGCCCCGGCTCGTCAATTGTCAGGTTGGTCCCGACGATCAGGTCTGCTTTACTGGTGATTTTTGCCATGATGGTCCTTTATGCGTAGTTGCGGTCAACGGTCAGGCTGACAGGGATTGATGAATCAACGCTGGTTAGCGTCAAGTTGCGAATGTACTGTGGCACGTAGCCTGCCTTAATAAAGCCCACGTCAATAGTCGGTGTGCCTTCATATTGATAAGCGAAAGTTGTCCCAACTCCTGCGTCAACGCTTGCCAAAATGGTCGAAGTGCCAGCCGTCAACACTACCGCATCCGTTCCAGTTGGTAGCCCGGTGAACGTGATTGTATTCACAGACAGCGGGTATAGCTTGGTTTGTTGGTCGCTCGAAGTCGTGGTGAGTGCAGCGCGAATGTTTGTGATCACGTTACCTGCGTTTACCGTGAGCGTTGTAGCCCTGAATTTGAGCTTAAATCCTGTGGTGCTGTTGAATGTCTGTGAAATAAGGTTGGCCGCGTTCAATCCAAGCCATGCGCCATAACCCGAGCCTGTGTTGATTGCGAATTCAATGGTGTGATTGCCCCACGTCGATCCGCTAGTAAAGGTTACGTTTGTTCCCGTTACTGTCGGCGCGGTGTTGGTGAAGGCTGTGTAACCCACGGCAAAGAAGGGCATCTCCCATGTAACCTGGTCGCCGGACTTTGTGAGTAGCAGCGATCCCGACGAATTGAACTGTGGTGCGCCACCAGAAACGAAACACTGCGCAGCGCTCGAGCTTGTTGGTTCGTTGCACAGCACTTCGGCAAAGCCTGCTGTCGTAGACGTGAATCGCGTGATCCAGTGCGTGCCATACACCGACACCTGCCCGGTTGTAGCGGAAGTAATGCCGACGTTCTTCATCGTCGCATTCAATCCAGCCATGACGCTCGTGTCGGCATAGTCGCCCATCACGTTTTCGATCAAGATGTTGGTGTCAGAGTTGACGAACTGATATGGGCCACCACGCGTGCCGCTTAGGAACACGCGCTTGATGGTCACGCCATCGTTGTTACCTGCGCCGTTTACGCCAACGTTGGTGACGGTATTGGTCATAACCAGCGGTGCGACTGTGCTAGTTCCGATGTTTTTTACCAGTGTGTCATAGCAAGCCGAGACAGATACAAGCCCGTTATATGGCCCGTTGTTTGGCAGTGGGAGCGAATAGCCGTTAACCGTATTGCCAGAGCAACCCGTCGTAAAGTCCAGCCCGTACATACCGTTGGTTGCTGTCGTGGTCGTGGTGATCGTGTGATCGTAGTAGGTCAGGTTGTTAAATGTGCATCGCTGCGCCCCAACAAACAAACCACGGCCACCGATGAATGTTTCATTGGTGAAGGTGCAGTTGACCGCTTGAGTAGACGTGACGGCTCCTGTCGTTCCGTTGGCACGTAGCGTTGCTGATTGGTGCTTATTGCCGCTGAATGTAACGCCCGTTGCGTAGTTAATCTGGGAAACGTACCTGCCTGCTGTGGCCAGCGAGAAGCTGACGAACACGCTATTTTGAACCGTACCGCCAGCAAAGCATGAAATAACGTTCAGCGCGGTGTTGATCTGCGCCGCTGTTGGTGCAACGATGCAATCGTCTACGTCAAGCGGCGATGCAATCTCGTACAGGTTCATCAAGTCGCTAACGGCGCACGACTTGTACTTGACGTAGAACGCCTGTTGTAAGTTCATGTACCACTGACTAACGATACCGCGAAGGTCGAAGTAACCAGCGCCCGTTGTCACCAACTCTTGACGTGTACCGACCGTTGCGTTAGGTAACACTCGTGGACCTGTTCCTGATGCAGTTCGTGTGCTGTTGGTCAGGATTATTGCAGGAATTCGCACCTTGCAGCCTGTTGGTGGCAGAAAGAATACGCCGTTCGTGCCGTCATTACCAATACGGATGCCGGCCGTTGTCTGGGTGATAACTTTCATGCTCGCGTCGGTTCGGTGCGTTGCCAATGCAACTACTGTTCCGACGCTTGCGTACTTCTCATAGACACCAGAGCCTGCGGAAGTCTCAATCCACACGCCGGGAAACGTACTCGCATTGGTTGCGGTCGTTGGGCAGGGAATAATCTGGCCTCGTGTTCCGTTGGTTGTCCCAATCTCGAACCATGCCTCGGTGCTGGTCATTGCCCCGATTCGTGGCACTGTGATTGTCGCCACCGTATCGCCGCGACATTCAATCCAGCCCTGCACGTCTGGCCCTGAGCATGTGGCTGTAATGCCAGTGAGCGCACCCGCTGCGAAGTTACCGCCAGTCACGCCGCCGATCTTTATGAATCCGGTAGCGCCTATTGCAGCGCCTGGAACTATTGGCTCTGATAACCAGTTAGTCCAAGCACCAAGGAACACGCCAGAGACACCGCCTTGACTGATTGCAGCACCGAAAGCCGGTGAGTTGCCCGATCCTGCTGTGTAGGCCACAACGCGCACGTAGGTTGGGTCAAAGTGCAGTGTCCCGCCAGTCCCTGAAAACGTTACCGTGTCGAGTGAACCGAATGCTGTGCTGTGGTTTGGACAGGCATAACTGTCTGTGCGCACTACAAGGCGCGTTCGGTTACTGATTGCGTAGGTGTCCAGCGTGGCATTGACCGAACCGCCAGTCTTTGCGTCAAAGAACTCATCAACACCAGTGGAACAGGTGAATGCGGTCATTGATTACTAACCTTTACCGACATCGTGGTGTTGTTCATAGTATCAATTGTCGCCTGGTTCAATGCCTACAATTTTACCATTCTCGCGGATCAATCGGCGGGGTTTCTTTAGTGCGTCGATAGCCTTGTTGGACCCTTCAATGCTGCTAGAAGTCAATTGATTTATTGCGTCTTTGATGCCTTTGAAAGTGTTAGTAAGGTCTGCGCCTTCGCGGTCCTTAACTTCCTTTTCAGCTTGATCGCGTGCTGGTTTGCTGGCTTGCTCTTCGTGGTCATCCATTAGCTTCTTTAGCTTAAGGGCCATTTCTATCCGCATATTCTCAAGCTCTAGCAAGCGCTTTTGTCGGTCAAGGTCTTTGCCTTCTTCGTCTACTGGTTCGGGCTGAATGGTCGGTTCTGCCTGTGGCACTTGCGGGGCTTGTTCCCTAAGCATAACTGCGGTCTTTGCCTTGGTCTCTTCCGTCTTTGCCAGTGTCAACAGTACGTCAGCTCTTGCGTTAGCTGCTTTGGCCTGGGCTTCCTCAGCGGCTGATTCGAGGAATACAGCGTTGGGGTCTTGCTTTCCAGCCTCACCTGCCATTTGTTGCGCTTCTTCGTCGGTTGGCTTCAATACGCCCATTTGCACCAGCTTCTTACGGAAATATTCCCTTACCTCGCTGATACCCTCGCCTTCCATATTCATCATGGCCATAGCTTGTAATACTTGCTTAGTCTGTGGGTCGTCACTAACTTGCATCATTCCTGTGAGCGATTGAACGGTAGCATTACGACGGCTAGACGATGATGGCCCAACATCTACGGCAACGTCAAAAGCTGCGTTGCCTAGGTCGTTTTCCATTTCCACTTCGCCGCTGTCGTTGATCTTTGGGCGCATGATGGTTTGAGAGTCAATCTCATCCTGTGGGCCAATGGTCTTCATCTTGCGGCCTTCCTCGACGTACACATCCTTAGCCATGCTTAACCATATCTCACCAACACGCCTCACGGCTTTGGCCATGTTGGACATATAGATGAAGGCTTGCATATCTATGCGCTGTTGGATCATCTCCACGGCTTTACCGGAAATATTGCTCACCATCTTTTCACCGTTTTGCTGATTGCCCAATATCTCGGACATATCCTGGTCGGTCAGTTGGAGCAATGCCGCCATCGCTGGTGGTATCTGTGGGCTGCGTGTGTAAGACTGTGGGCCTACTGCGGTTGGGTTTCCATTCAGGTCTGTTATCGGATTGATCAACAGGTAAGGGTAGTTCTTGATGTTATCTTCTGACCACATCATCTGATGACCGGATACCTGCTCAGGCGTGAGGATGGGCTTTTCAATGCTAGACAATGCGCTGATCTCACCGAGCTTAGATAGCTGCATATTCTTCAAGCGTTGCGCATCTTTAGCCAGCCTTACATGCCCCATGCAGCGCTCTACGTTGTCCACAAACCATCGTTTGCCGTATACCGGAACAATCGGGATATTCCGGCCAGCGATGTAGCCGCAATCCTCTAACACCTTGCCACCGGACATGATGTATTTGTGTACGCGCTTACGTTTGACCTTCTTTTGACGCACTTCACGCGAGCCTACAGCTTGCAGGGTTTGTTCTAGTTCGTCGTCATTCTCGAAGTCTGCGTCTGTGTATCGCTCTTCTGTGCCGTCGATAGCTTGCCAGATGTAAACAGTCTCGCGCACTTCCTCAACCACGTAATACTCAGCCACATAAACTGCATCAGGTGTTGACCAATCGAACTCGAACTGGTGAATGTCTTTGGGCCATGTTGCTGGGTCATCGTCCCATTCAGCAGCATAAGCACTGCGGGTCATTGAATACAGCACGAAACAATGTTTAGCGTCTGACTTATCTTGACGTTTGGCTCCCAGGTCAAAGAATACCGAGCTGTCAGCATCAAATATTGGTTCAATCCTAATACGTTGGTGTTCGTTCTCGTCGTCCTCGTCATCCTCGTAACAAGTGCGAACACGCATTGCACCGTAGCCACCACCAACGGCTTCCTCGAATGCGTTGTCATAGGCCTCCTCTGCACCGCTATCACGTTCGTCTGCCCGGTACAGTCCGTCGCACAGGTCAGCCAGCTTGTCGTCACCTTCGCCGTCTTTGGCTACAAAATCAACAGTAATGCGATTGTTTCGATATTCATTGATGATGCGGATAACGGCCAGGTGAACCTTGTTCACTTCAAACTTGGGCTTATTCTCAAACTGCTCACCCAATTGGCCTTCCCATTGCGCACCAGCTAAAGAGTAAAAGCGACGATCCTGCAAGCATTGCATGCGCTCATCGCGCACCGCCTCTTGAATAATGTCAAACTCTTGTAACGCTTCGGCGTGAATATTCGCGTGACGTTGCTCTTTAGATAGTCGTGCCATAAGTGAATCCTTTGCGCGTGATTATCGCTTACCAGCGGTTTGCCGTGGGCATTGTTTGCACTTCCACCCGTTTGACGGCATTCTGTGCCCTTCTAGCGCCTTCTAATGCGTATCTCACAGCGTCTAGCATGTGGTTATCCTTGTCAGCCAATACAGGAAGCACAATGTCAGTCAGTTGGTCAATCTTGTAGCTGTACAGCGTCAATTCGTCGATCACGTGCTTGCATCTTGGGTGCACGATGATGTCAAACGATTGCAGCCATGCCACGCCTTCCTCTACTGACTTTGGCCCTTTGATAGCTGCTTGAATTTTTGGAAAGCCGTTGCGCCTCATGTGGCTGATTGTCTCAGGTCTTGCAGAATCGGCAACCATTGGCCATTTCTCGGACTCTGGCACGCTCATAAATAGCGCGGGAGTGTCTACGATCTCACAGCCTACCTGATACGCCTCGTAATCAATGTATAACTTTCGGCCAATGATATGACAACGAACCAATGTTGTAGGGTCACTAGCAAAGCCCCAGTCTGCGCCAAACCTATGCACAGCATCCGGCGGGGCTTCAAATTCGTCTATGCTCCAATTCTTAAATACCTTGGAGTCACTGCGTTGCAAGTAAGCGCCTTCCCAAACGTGAGCATACTTGTCAGGGTCACGCTTGCGGTCGTATTCCATTTCAGCAAGCAACACATCAGGAAAATGCGGATTGTCTCGCCAGTTCGCCTGTACCACTATCGAATCAGTAGGAGGCGTTGCACCTCGTAACAGTGCGTCAATCGGGTCTGTGTCTTTGCCTGGATTCCAGCTAAACCATAGCTCAGAGCCTGGTGCGCGGATTGTCGGCCTTAGCAGGTCTAATGACCGCTGGCTAAGGCTTTGGGCTTCTTCTACCCATGCTATATCAAACCCTTGCAGCGATTTAATCGAATCAGCCGTGTGATCTTGCATACCCTGGAAGATAACAAGACTGTTATTCGGCCCAATGATCTTCGATTGCTGCACTTCAAACAGTGAGCCTAGATTAAATTTCTCGATGTTTTCTTCAATCAGCTTCTTAACTGACTGGTCTAGCGTCTTTTGAACCTCACGCACACACACGGCATGGGTTCGCTGCATTAGGCAGCGTTCAATCAATAACTCAGCAAAGAAAAAAGACTTTCCAGAGCCTCGCCCACCATGCGCCCCGCGGTATCGCTTCCCGTCAGCTAGTAGCGGGAGGAACACTCGCGGGGTTTGTATCTCAAGTTCCATTCTTCGGGTCGATGATGGTTCGCTTAATCAATTGCACTTGCAGCGGGTTGTTTTTGTCTCCCAATAGCTCAACCTTGTCGGTGAACATCTTCAAATGCTTACCCTGCAATTCCAGCGCCTTCAATGCGGCCGTATGGTTCGCCATAACCTCGTTGCCGTCTTTATCGTAGGTCTTACGCATAGCATCAGCTTTAACGGCATTGATGTCTCTCAGCACGTCTGCGGCTGTTAAATCGACTATTTCGGCTCGCTCTTTCATGGCAGACTGTATTTTTTCTTTGACTGAAGTTTTCTGAATGAGCTGATAACCCTGTTGCTCTGCTGTCTTGGCGCTGTAACCAGCCCTAATAGCTGCTTGCGTTGCGTTCAAGTCGATCAAATACTCTCGCACGAATGCGGCTTGCTTTGGGGTTAGCTCTTTCATATCAGCCATTTTACTATCGGACTTACAACCATCCGTCGCGGTCCATAACATAGATACACAAACAAATTGTAATTACCCATCCTGCTATATACATAGTCTTCTCCTTATTTAGGCATGTCAATGAAGTAAATGATAAGCGGCGAGGCAAAAAGGCAAGCTATGCCCATTGCCTCCATTAGTTCGCGAAAGTAGCGCTTCATGCTGCCAACTGCTTTGCAGCCCATGATTCAGCGCCTTTAACAGTCTTGCCAACCCAGCGCAGAGCGGTAATGTCTGCACCTTGTAGGCCATTGCGTGCGTTAACGTAAAGGTTTGCAGATACGCGGCCATTTTCCTGCTGATTGATTACTACTGCGCGGTTGCCTAAAGTTTTGATGATTTGCATTTTTGGTTTCCTTAGTGTTTGTGTTGTTGATGTAGTTATTGTAATCTATTTTGCAAGACTACAATAACTTTTTGTAAATTTATTTTACTCTAGGCGGTAGTTTTTGATTGGAGCGCCGTCTGCATTGATAGCATCATCAAGCTCGTCGTCTGTCACGTCGCCACCTGTCACGTATTCAATGGAGTCATCATCCATGTAAGTCACTTTGATGAACTTGTAGCCTGATGTGTATTTGTAAGTTGTCATTTTGGTTTCCTTGGTGTTGTTTGTTGCGATGTGTTTATTGTAATCCAATTTACAGCACTACGCCAACTATTTGCAAAATATTTTCAATTATTTTTTGTTTCCTCTAACTTCTTGTCTTCCTCGCGCATAGCCTGCCACCTAACCAGTGTGTCTATTGCTTCCTGGATGTCTTTATCTATGCTCTTACCTGCACCACGGCCACCAGCTACCAATAGCTTCTTTACTGCGTGTTGTAAGCATGGATCTGTAACGGCGAAAAGGTTGATCACTCTGTACACGTCTAAGCTGTCCAGGTGGGCAACGTCTTTGAAGTAGTGTGCGTGCTTTTGGCGAACGAATCCACCGGGGGTTTCAATGATCATTGCTCTAGCTCCTTTTCGGTTTGTTTGGTGTTTGTCTCCACCGGGTCGGTCTTTAATAACCAGCTTTGCGCAAAATCCATAGTCTCGCCAATAGCGCCATATTCACTAACTAGCTGGCCATCTAAGCTCTGGCAGCGCCATATGTTGCCTAGCTTGCTGTGCTGGCCTTGTAGAGATATGACGCGCACCTTGCGGCCTACTGCATGGCCGTCTATGCTTTCTACGACTAGGCAGGTGTCACCGGCTTGAATTGGTTTCATTGGTTTAGTTCTTTCAGCTTGCGTTTGTAGGTTTCTTTTATTTCGATTAGCTCTTCTCGGGTCCACTTATGCGGCTCATTGTTTGTTTCTAATGCTTCTACGCGCTCTAATCCAATGCGGGCGATTAGGCCTATGCGGTAGTCCGCTGCGTTGCCTGCCAGGTAGCGGTTATCGTGTTTGGATTGAGCATGGCAGTTATCTTCATTGAACCGAAGATGCGACGCTGCGCCTGTTGATCTCCAATGCCCTGCGTCAACCGCATTGCCCGACCAATCCAATGGCTTACCGCTTGATATGCATGGATAACCCGCCAATTGGTCGCGCTTGCGAATGAATAAATTGAACGATCTTTGCGCGTCAGCCACCAATTCAGAGATTTTCTTAATCGCCACCTTGCGCGCCTTGGTTGTCTCGCGCTCATCCTTTTTTGCCTGCTTTACCAGCCTACTAGCGCAAATGGGCGAGCAGACGCGCATCATTGGCCGCACTGGGGTGAATATGCTCCCGCACTGTGCGCATGGCTTAGGCTTGGGCTGGGTGTTCACAGAAACTCACCTTGCGCTTGCTTGTTTTTTTGTTCGGCTAACTGTTTTGCGGCTTTGCGCTCGGCTTTTTTCTCTATCATTTCTCGATGCAGCACGTCATCTCTTACCAACGGTGATCCATCCTCAGTTCTAGAAACGGTATAGCTATGGCCCATGTAGGTTATTCCCCCCCAATATCTGGCAATGCTCATTTGTGTGTTTAACCAGTTGTAAATTCGTTCTGGCGCCTCTTGTTTCATTGGTCACGCTCCATTGCAGGTAGTTTCACGCCTCTAGCCGTAGCCGTTGCGTATAAAAATTCTATGAACTCGGAAAACTCAGCCTTGGTGAACTTACTAGTTCTTTGCCCCAGCATAACCACACCACCATCTAATCCCATAGCCAGGCGAACGGTCTCGCGCTTAAAAGCCGCAGATAGAACGGCTTTCCATTCGTCAGCGTCCATCTTTACCATGTGACCATTGATAGGCCACTCAATCTGTCTTGAGAACTCTTGCAAAATTGGCCACATCAAAGAATTCTGTTCGCTGCTTCGCGTTTGTGGCTTTACCGTCAGTGTGTACCGCTGGTCTGCTTGCAGTACGGCAGCTAAGAACGGAAACACCTGATTTTGTATTGCGGCCCATGCTTGCTGGCGGTTTAGCAGTGGAATTGTGAGCGAATTCATTGGATAGACCACTGTGCTGCCATTGCCTTCGCCACTCCATCGAACGTAGTGGAGCGAATCTTCCAGCGGTCTGCGCTTGGTGGTAACTTGTGAATCCTTTGCTCTCTTCCGTCAACTACATCCGTAGGAACTAAAAGCGGCAAGCCTTTTAACCATAGGCACGTAGCCTTAGTTTCACCGTGACCATACTGCCAAGGCTGTATTATTTGATCTGGTTTTCTCCAAAGGCTTGACATGATACACACTGGGTTTTCTGTTGCGGTCTTGGGTATATGTGCTGTACGACGCTGCAAGGCCATAAAGAACGATGCGGCTGACTGCTGTCTTCCGTCAATTCGCTTGACTTCAAAGTGCCTACTTCCAGAAACGCTCAAGTGTGTGCAAGGTGGATGCATTATTGCCAAGTCCCAAGGATAGTCGATGATGTCAAATACATCACCTTGATAATGCGGCCCTGGCTTGTCACTTGGTAGCAAGTCGCATGACATAGCATCGTGACCAAGTTCTATAAAAGCGTCGCGAACTATTCCAGAATATTCGCAGGCAATGAGCACCCGTAGCTTATTCATGTTGGTTTCCTTGTTTGTTTGGTGTGAGTGTATTGTAAACGAATTTTAACGAATTGTGCAAATATTTTCACTTTTTCGCCCAGTCAATGAAAGGTAGCGCCTCGCAATATTGCTTGTAAGCCCACACAGCATACGCTCTGTCGTGCTTTGCCATGTTTGCGCAATGTTCAATGATGCGGGCTTTTAATGCTTCGTAGTAGTCAATCACCAATATCACCCGTAAGGATCAGCGCCTCTGTGATTTCTTTGACCGTTGGCGTTTTGTCGCCAGCTTTCACGCGCTCCAATATTGCAATGGCTTCGTAGTGGTTCATTTTCTTTGGCTTTCCCAATTGAATGAAACCAATTTTCCTCCGCCCTCTCGCATTCGGTCAAGAATACGATCTCCGAAATATTCTTTCAATGCACCCATGTCAAGGTTTGTGATAACGATGGTTGGATTCATGTTTTCATACCTACGGTTCAAAACTTCAAACATCAGCGTCTTATTGAACTCGGTCCCGTAATCCATTCCAGCTTCATCCAAAATCAACAATTCAACGTGCGAGAAATTGTCAATCATTTCAGATTCTGTCTCTTTTGATTCTTTTGCAAAACACTCCTTTATTCTTCGCAGCAAACCCGTGACCGTATAAAACTTGGCATACGCTCCTTGCTCAATCAGTTCGTTAGCGATTGCGCAGGCTAAATGGGTTTTTCCTGTCCCTGCCTTGCCTGAGAAAATTAAACAGCGCCCATCGGCGTTTGCTTGCGTCCAATCGGCTGTATAGGCCTTTGCAACTGTCAAAGCTTTCTCTTGGCCTTCGTTTGTAATCCTGAAGTTGTCAAAAGAGCATCTTGCGAATCTTGGGGGAATCTTGCTACTGGCTTTAGCGCGTTCAATGGAGGCTTTTAATTCATTGGCCTTTCTGTCAGCTTCCTGTTTTTCTTTCATGTCGTCAAAGTATTTAGTGCATCCGGGGCACTTACTGAAAAACGTATGCCCCATAGTCGACATTACTTTTGCTTGAAACTCACCATGTGTTTTGCAAACCTTCGTTTCAAAAACTTCCGTCATCATTAACTCCTTGTGTGTAGTTCATTGCTGAAATATCGTGATACGTGCGCTTCGCTTGGGTTTTTTCTGCTGGCTTTAGCCAACTTGCTTCTAGCCCTTGCGATCCCCTCATACACCAAACTTTCAAAAATTCATCAAAACTTATCCCGGCTTTTTTTGCTTCATTCCTTGCACCACTAATAACTGTCTGCGTTACCGTTGCCTTTTTTGTTTTTCTAAGTTGACACCAATCACTCCAAGTTTGTTTATCAACATCAGAGGGGCATGCCACGTTAGTGGCTTTCTTCTCTTTCTCTTTCTCTTTCTTTGTCTCTGTCTCTGTCTCTTCTCTATCTCTCAGAGGCACTTCAATATCAGCTACTGATATTTTTTGTATCAAGTTGATATCGTCTTGATATCGCTCTGATATCAGCCAATGACCAAGCGAAGAAAGCGCCTTTTTTACTTGGTTTTCAGTGATTCGTAAACGGAATGCCAACGTGGCTATGTCGGGAACTTCCCCAGAATATTCGCTTGCGATAAGCCAGATATTGATAAGCATCTTTGCAGAATCGCCATCTAGCTTGTGCCATTCAATATCATCAAGAATATCGCGATATAGCTTTACCCACGGTGGCCTGCGATCTTTGAAGTGCTGAAACTTCGCCCAGTTTTTAACCTGCATGCTTTTCCAATAAAAAAGCCCTAGGCGGTACTCTCACGCTTTCGCATGTTGGCGGACTGGTAGGCACCAGCAGAATACCGTCTAGG